GCAGTTAACCCACAAAACAGACAGGCTTATGGATCTAACAAGCTCCGTAACTTTGTAGTTAAATCTGCTGTAACGATTGGCTCAGGTTCAAGCGTTTCTGTAACTGTATCTCCTGCGGTAATTACTGCCGGTCAGTTCCAAAACGTATCGATTCCAACTCCATCAGCTTCAGCAGCGGTAACTCAGTTCAATTCAACTGGTGCGGTTTCTCCACAAAACTTTATGTTCCATCGCAATTCTTTTGCGCTCGTAATGGCAGATTTAGAATTGCCAGAAGGTGTCCATTTTGCGGGCAGGGCTTCTGATAAAGAGATCGGTATGTCTTGCCGTATTGTGAGGCAGTACACAATTAACAATGATTCTATTCCTACTCGTTTAGATGTATTGTATGGATGGGCCCCTCTCTATCCTGAACTCGCTTGCCGTATTGCAGCTTAATTTTAAGGAGAAAATAAAATGTCTAATCCAGGTCCAGCAACAACCGTAACGATTCACCCAAGCAATTTGGCAACAAACCAAGCAATTCGTTTGTTGGCAGTCGCAACAGGTGTAAACGTCAACGCAACAGGTGATCAGGTAGTATTGCCTATCATCAACTCTACTAACTACTCTGTTTCTAACGTAGTATTTACCAACGCATCAACTTCCCTCACAACAGCCGCAGCAGGTCTATTTACTGCTCCATCTGCCGGTGGAACTGGTGTTGTTGCTAATGCTGCTTTATCCGCATTAACAGGCTCAACAGTAGTAAGCCAGAGAACTGTTGCATCAACAGCAATCCAATCAGGTCAAAATTTATACCTCAACGTAGGAACTGCACAAGGTGCAGCGGCTACAATGGACGTATACGTTTATGGCTATGATTTCAGCACTTACTCTTAATTGAGCATAAAAAACCCCTTTAATTAGGGGTTTTTTATTACTTGTTTTATAATTAAAGTTACTTCTTATAAAGGAATAATCATGCCATCTACAACAATCACTCGTGGTAATGTTTTATCCACGACTTTCATTGGACCATCTTTAACACCTGTTGCAGTAGCGTCTTATACTTCAGCAGCACAAAATTTTAATATCGCAGGCTTACAAACTACTGACCAAGTTATCGCAGTTGGTTTAAATGGTAATCAAACAGCAGGTATTATTATTGCTGAATGCGATGTATTGACTGCCGGTGTTTTAACAGTTCAGTTTGCGAATACAACAAATGCTTCAGTTACACCTGCTGCGGGAACTTATGTCTTTGCAGTAACAAGAACTGATGGACCTTTACCTCTAAATATGGTTTAAATTATGGCTAACGTATCTGCATATCGTTTTGTAGGACCTACGACTGCGATTGCAGTTACAGGCACTTCTTCCACATCAGTGACCATCACTCCCAATGGTAATGATCAAGTTAACTTTTGTGGATTCTTAAATACCTCTGCAAATCCTGTGGCAATTACGATTGCTTCGGCCATTGCAGGTACAACCACAACTGCTAATCCTGCGGTATTACCGACTGGTGGCAATACAAGCCAAAGTTTTGTGTTAGGTGTCAGCATGAGTCAGCCAACAGTTATTGCAGTTCCACCAAGTTTTGCAATTACTGCTATTGGTACATCAGGAACAACGCTTTATGTAATGCCAATGGTAGATCAAAACTAAGGAGTTTTTATGCCTGGTCCGGCTTTAACAGTAGATCAAAATATACTGCCAGTTCAAGCATACTTTAACCTTGATGGCACGTTTAATACCTTTATTGGTCAAGGTCAGCCATTCGTAATTACTGCGACTGAATCGATTGGCATTGTAAATTCAAGTGTCAATGCAACGCTTTACCCTACCTTTACAAGTGCAACAAGTGGTCAAGTAACAGGTTTAGCGATTGCTTCACCAAGTTTGACATGGAATCCAGGCACAGGAGTATTTTCAGCTCCTACATTCTTTGGCACACTTAATGGAACTGCTAATACTGCTAATAATTTAAGTGGTGGTGGTGCTGGGCAGATTGTTTATCAAAATGCTTTAGGCTCAACTGCTTATTTATCAGCAGGATCAACAGGTCAATTCTTATTAAGTAATGGTACATCAGCACCATCTTGGTCAACTGTTGCAACTTCAGTAACAATTTCTGATCAAACTACTGATACTGCGACTTATTACCCTTTATTTTATAGTGCGACCTCTGGATCAACCAATACTGTTGAAACTTCCTCTACTAAACTACAATATCAGCCATCAACAGGCACATTCAAAGCAACCTTATTTAGTGGCTCTGGAGCATCTTTAACGAATATTCCTAATGGTGCATTAACGAATAGCTCGGTAACAATAGGTAGCACAAATATTGCTTTGGGTGGCACTTCTACAACATTAGCCGGACTTACTTCTGTAACTGCCACAAGTTTTATTGGTGCATTAACCGGCAATGCGGACACTGCAACTACTTCAACCAATGCTACTAATTCAGCAATTACTGACAATACTAGCTCATCAGCGACTTGGTATCCTACTTTGGTGGCCTCAACTAGTGGCAATCAAGCATTAACCTCATCTTCAACGAAGTTATCGTTTCAACCTAGCACTTCCACATTGACTGCAAGTATCTTTAATGGTGCAGCCAATAATATTAGTGGTGGTGCAGTAAATCGTATTCCGGTGCAGTCCGCTGCGAGTACAACAACTTTTATTATTGCTCCTACTACTGCATCAACTGTATTGAGTTGGTCAGGTAGTGCCTTTACATGGGTGGGCATTGGTGGATCAACAATGGTTTATCCAGCAGCCGGTATTCCTAATTCAACTGGCACAGCCTGGACAACATCCTATTCAACCACAGGATCAGGCACAGTAGTGGCATTGGCTACTTCGCCAGTCTTTGTTACACCAACTTTAGGGGTGGCAACTGCAACCTCATTGGCTGCGACAACAATTACTGAAAATAGTTATGCTATTGTTTCACAGGCAGACATTGGAACAAGAGCAAACCAAATACCTCTGAATCAGTATCTAGGAACAATGGCTTGGCAAGATGCGAAGGCAGTAAGACTAGGTGGTGATGCAGTTATTAATACGCTGACAGTAGGCTTAGGTAATGGCTCTGTGGCTACAAATACTGTTAATGGGTATCAAGCATTATTGGCAAATACGACAGGATTTAATAATCTTGCAAATGGTTATCAAGCATTAAATAAAAACACAACAGGTACAAGTAATGTTGGGAATGGTTATCAAGCAGGATTCAATAATCTGACAGGAAATTACAGCACATTTATTGGAGCTTTTGCAGGATATACATATAATGGTTCTGGTGCTACTGCTAACACACTTGTGGGATACAGGGCAGGATATTCAACAACAGGATACGGAAATACTTTTATTGGTGCAAATTTTGCTGGAACAGGTGCTGGAGAAGCAGTTACATCAGGTTCACAAAATACTATTTTAGGTGCATACACAGGTTCGGCAGCGCCAATATCAGCCACAGGTTCTAATTATGTAGTTTTAGCTGATGGTGGTGGTAATGTCAGTCAATATTGGAACAACACTACTAAATCAACAGTATTTACAGGTGTAACACAAACTACAGGCTATACAGTAGCAACATTACCAACAGGAGTTACAGGCATGAGAGCCTATGTAACTAACGCTTTAGCACCTACTTATGGGAATACTGTAGTAGGTGGTGGTTCAGTAACAATTCCTGTCTTCTATAACGGAACTAACTGGATTGTCGGATGATTTATATTCTTACTCTTACATTCTTTATTCTCCAATTACTTGATTGGTATACAACTCGCACTATCTTAAAAAATGGTGGCTATGAGCAGAATCCTGTTATGGCATTTGTCTTTAAATATGTCAATGTTGATGTGGCTTTATGTCATAAAACAATTACTTTATCAATACTAGGTTATTTCATTGGTTTAGCATTGCCAATCTGTTTAGTAATCTTAATTTTTATTTATTTAGCAGTAGTTATTCACAATGGAAAGAGTTTATGGCGATAGCATCTAATTTCTATGTATATGAACACATCAGAAAAGATACTGGTGCGATTTTCTATGTTGGTAAAGGACATGGCGATAGAGCAAACCATCCATATAAAAGAAATGCGTATTGGAAAAATGTAGTAAATAAAGCAAATGGCTTTACTGTAAATTATGTTGCAAAAAATATTGATGAAGAATTATCTTTGCTTTGCGAAATGGAAAGAATTAATCAATTAAAAAAATTAGGATATAAATTAACCAATGCAACAAATGGTGGTGATGGGATTAGTGGGTATCGCCATACAAAGGAATCCAAAGAAAAAATAGGGCAGTATGTTGCTACAAGAATTGGTGCAAATAATCCTAATTATGGTAAAAAACAATCGGTTGAAACAATTGCTAAAAGAGTAGCAAAAATGACAGGTGAATTACATCCTTTTTACGGAAAATCACATACGGAAGAAACAAAGAAAAAAATATCTGAAAATCGTAAAGGTAAAAATGTAGGTGCAGACAATCCGTCTTTTGGAAAAAAACATACAGATGAAACAAAAAGAAAAATATCAGAAGCTGGCAAGGGAAGAAAAGCAAGTGATGAAACTAAAGCAAAATTAAGCGCGTCTTTAAAAATTGCGTTAAACAGACCAGAAGTAAAAGAAAAACAAAGATTAAATCATTTAGGCAAAGTTAATTCGCCTGAAACACGCAAAAAAATATCTGAAGCAAAAATAGGTTTTAGATATACTGAAGAAAGCAAAAAGAAAATGAGTGAATCAAGAAAGCGTTATTTTGCTAGATTGAAGGAGCAACAACAATGTCAATAACCGCTAACTTTCCCGCTATAAAACCATCAATTTTACTTGATTTTGCTAATAGTCAGCAACTTGATCCAAGAGTGACATTTAGTAGGTCAACTACTGCACCTTACTATGATGGTAAGACAAGTGTATTGGCAGAGCAGAATTTGTTGTTATATAGCAATACATTTAGTAATTCTGCGTGGGTAGCTACAAGTGCGACTATTGCAAGTGGAGTAACTGATCCTGCGGGTGGAACAACTGCTTTTTCAATGACTGCAACTGCTGGAAACGCAACTTTATATCAAACATTAACATTAACTGCAACTGCCTACACAGAAAGCATTTATATTCAGCGTGTAACAGGCACAGGCACGATTAACTTAACGCTTGATGGTTCTACACTAAGTCCAGTCACAATCACAGGCTCATGGGCTAAATATACTTATACTGCTACACCATCGGCAGGTTCTAGAACTATTGGTATTCAGATTGTTACAAGTGGCGATGCAATCAATATTTATGGTTCACAATTAGAAAATAGAAGTAGTGCAACTGCAACTAATATTACAACTACCACAGCAATAACGAACTACATACCTCAGTTACTAACTGCACCTATTAACGCACCTAGATTTGATTTTAATCCTACAACAGGGGAAAGTTTAGGCTTGTTGATTGAGCAGAGTTCTACTAATTTACAGTTACAAAGTTCATCTTTTAATACAGGGTGGAATAACGGATCTTATGGTGCATATAATTTAACTGCATTGGCAAATATTGCACCTGATGGAACGCAAACTGCGTATAAATTGTATGATACAACAACAAATACTTTAACTTATATTAATTATCAAAGTGCATCTACTACATCAGGAACAACGCTTACGGCTTCTGTTTATTTGAAAGCGGCAGAAAGAACAAGGGCATTTGTTTATTTAATGTTTCAAGTCCCAAATATCTGGGCAGCAGTAGATGTAAATTTATCAACAGGCGTTATTAGTGCAATTGCTAATCCTAATGCAATATATATAAATTCAACAATAACACCTGTTGGCAATGGTTGGTATAGAGTTTCCGTTACAGGAAGTCAAGCAATAGGAACTTATTTTGCAGGGGTCGGAATAACTGCTGCATCTGCAACAGATAAATTTTCCTACGCGCAATCAGGTCATGTGGGTGATGGCTATTCAGGCATTTACATTTGGGGAGCACAACTCGAAGCCCTCGCATTTCCTACCTCATATATTGCCACTACTTCTGCCCAAGTAACTAGGGCTAGTGATAACGCATCAATGACAGGAACTAACTTTAGTAGTTGGTTTAACAATCAACAGGGAACACAATACATCGAATCACAACCATCGCAAAACGCTGGAGCTTTATTTGGTGGACTTGGTGCAGGTGCAACAATAAGTGGTTCAGGTTATTTTTTACTTTCTTATGCAACCACAAATGGAATGCTTTATTCTGTTTCAGGTGGTTCAAATATACAGCTAAGCTCAGGAGCTTCTGCTTTAGGATTAAGTAATTCTTTTTACAAAATAGCAGGTTCTTTACAAATGAATAGCACATCTGCTGTTGTATTTAACGGAACAAATAGTAATTCCACAACATTTACAGGGCAAATGCCAATAGTAAACCAATTATATTTTGGTGGCACATCTTTTAGTAATTATGTTGGATTTGGTGGTCGAATAAAAAAATATGCTTATTACCCACAAGCTTTAACTGCAACTCAACTCCAAGCCCTCACAGGAAGCTAATTATGCAAGACTTATACCTATCCTTTACAGACGAAGCCGAATCAATTCCGATTCTTTATACCATTGTGCCTACGGAGTATGAACTCGATGAACAAGGTCAGCCTACTGAAATCGTTAAAACTGAATCATATTTACAACCTAATTATCAGAACATATCGGTCATTGGAACAGTCTATCAGCGACCACCAATTCCTACTCCTGATGATTATGAGCCTATTCCCTATCCTCCTCCTAACTATGGGGTTAATATTCGGTTATTGGATGATGAGGACATTGAGCCTTTGAGACCTTTTATTAGTGTAGTTACGAATCCTATAAGGGTGTGGGCATGATTTCATATACTTGGAAGATTTTAAATTTATATACTAAAGGCGAGTTAATTACTGGCATAAAGTATCTTTGCACAGGATTTAATGGGAAAATGAGCATAGATTCTGAAGGAACAATGTTCTT